ATGAGACAGCGGTTATCAAAGCGCCGCTGGACTCCAGAGGAGCTAGTGTATCTCCGCCGCAACTATACCCTCCTTGGCCCAGCGCGGTGCGCTGAGCGGCTGGGGCGTACCACCCCAGCGGTGCTGTACCAGGCATCCGTGTTAGGTCTCTCCACCCACGAGGCTCCCCAGGGCTGGCTGAGCCTGGGAGAGGCCAGCCAGATCGCGGGGATTGATCGCCGTACCCTCTGGGCCGCAGCGCGGCAGATCGCCAAGGCGACCAAACAGAGCACTCGCGGTCACCGGGTCTGTTGCGTGCGCGAGGAAGTTGTGGAGCGGCTTATCGCGCGGCACTCGGAGTACCTGCGGGCCAAGGCCCAGGGCTGGCTCACCCCCTCCAGGGCGGCCCGTGCCCTGGGGGTCAGTCCCAAGGCCCTCCACCACTCCCTGAGGCTGAACAGCGGCCCCCTGGCCCAGGCGATAGAGGGCCTCGAGAGGGCGGTCAGCCTGGGAGGGCATATTTTGCTCAACCCCGCTGGGGTTCAAATGGCCCGAGCCAAACTGCGTGGGCAGCGTGGGATCAGCCTAAAAGCCCTGTGTGTGGAATGCGAAATCAACCCCGCGACGGCACGCTATCGCCTGCGAAAGGCCCAGGTGCTGAGGGAGGTGCGCCTTTCCCCGGCAGGTCGGCGTACCATCTACGTCCTAGATCCTGAACAAGCGCGAAAGGCCCTAGCAAGTCGTTGATCAAGTCACTCCTCTTTCACGCCCCTCGACTCGAGGGGCGTTTCTTCATAGCGTAAAAAGTCCGATAACTTGTACTTGGTTTCACATAAACTGTTGATTCCATAGATAATCCAAGCGAGGGTCTCCAAATCCACCCGCTTCTGCTTTTTGGAAACGAACCGATACACCGTGGACGGGCTCAGGACGCCCTCGAGGGCCCTCTCCAGCCGGTAGGCGCTGAGCCGATGCGCCCGCATGATCTGCCGCACCCGGAGCGTTACACGTGGCCGCCGGTTTATGGTTATTTTCCGCACAGTGGACTATCATTCGGGGTATCCTTTCAAATGTGTACTCTGACAAGTTGGAGTAAACTGCGAGGAATCCCCGATGCAGCCGACACCGAGCAATGATACGTTTGTTGTAGGCCGCTTTTTCCTCCTGGCCCCCAGTGCCGCTCTCATTTCATTTGGGGATGCACTCGAGGTCGAATACCGACTGCCCGAGGAGGGTGAACTATGTCTGGCTGGTCACCCCGACGGCGACGCGTTGGTGTACACGCCGGGTGTAGACCTGGCCCCCATGCGGGTACAGACCATGAGTGGCCCGTACCCGCTGCATAGCTTCGTGGGCTTTGAGATCGTCGGGACGGTGGTGGGGATTCGGCAGAGGGTTTAGCGTGCTATCCTCCAGCCATGAAACTTCTCGCGCCCCTCTTGGTTGGGCTTCTAGGTTTAGCCTGGGCTTCCGGTAGTCTCGAGTTCGCTGCCAATCTGCCCATGCCGGGTACGCTGAGGGCTGATACCTCCCCAGCCTGCGTGCAGGCTGCCCGACAAATGGAATCCAGCTTTAGCGCCCGTATGCGGGTCACCGATCAGCGCTGCTATGTGCTTACGCGCCCTCCGGCCTGGGATTCCTATGGCCTGCGGCAATACATTGAGGGGATGCTTCGTGACAGGGGCTGGAAAATGCTCGAGAAGAAGATGGCCTATAACGCCGTCCTGCTCGAGCTATGGCAGGCTCCCGATGGCGGTTTGTTGGGGATGGCCTTGAGCGAGGCCGGGGGGAGCAGCGTCAACCTCATGACGGTTCGGCTAAGCCGATAGACAAAGGTGGGGAGTAAAGCAGTTTCCTCAGCTCTTCCATCCCCGGCCATGTGCGAGTACGTGCCGTTCTATCGCTCGGAAACCGAAATAGGCTAGAACCAGGAACCCGGTCACGCTGGGCTTGGTCAGCGCGGCATAGGTCTGGTTGAACCAGCGCCAGTCTGCTGAGTCCAGGAACACAGCGGTGAGGTAGCACAGCCCGCATAGGGCAAGACCGATGTCTAGAACCGTTGGGTGCGGTCGAATGTAACAGTCCCAGATTGCCTTCGCCATCACGAACGACACAATCACTCGGGTCAGCGATCCCAAAACATCGTTCAGGTTATCCATCGTTGTCACCTCCCTTCTTTTCCTTTTCCTTCAGAATCCCTGAGACTCCGAGCAAACCTGCCGCTAGGGAGCCGAGAAGGGCTGCCCAGGTGGGGTCGAGCTTATCGCCGGTGGTGATCAGGCGATAAATCAGCGCTCCCATTGCGGACAGAAACGCGATCAACAGGCCCACCCGTACCAGTTTGTTTATATCCATGCGCACCTCAGATGGGCCATCGCCGATGTTATCTCTGGGCCGTCAGTGGCCTGATCACTGGCTCTCCCTCAGTAGTCACGGTCGCGCTGGGGGCATTGCACGCTACGGCAAACCGAGCTGCGCCGGTGGGGTCGAGTATGGAGTCAAGCGGTGTAACCACGTAAGCACAATCGCCCTCGTAAGCCGTTATGGGGCGATTGCTCGAGACGACAAATGCCGGTATGGGCGGGTCAACCCGTGCAGCCCACCTTCCTCCGCCGAGGGCCTCGAGGCGAGTGCCAGGGGGCTCGGGTTCGAGAACCTGCAACACTGGGGCACAGCCAATGAGGATCAGTAATCCAATCAGCGCTAGGTGTTTCATGTGTGGCCTATAGCTTTCCGGGCGGCATTGATTTCCGCCACGATGATTCCCAAGGTGGCCTCGCGGGCTTTCTCATCCGCGAGGGCGAAGGCGCCGGTAGCGATCTGGGTCAGGGCAGCTTTTTTCGCTGCGTCAAATGGGGCCATTGCAATGGCCAGCAATACGAGGTCTTTCATGGCTCACTTCCCTAGGCTCAGCGGCCCCTGAGCGACGGCGCGGGCATACAACCCGAGGGCCCCGAGAACGGCATATACCAGCTCAGGGATATCGGGTAGTTGCAGGACGGGTGCCAGGGTGTTGTAGCCGGTCACAACTATCGTGGTCACGGCCACCCAAAACCCCTTCGACCTCCAGAACGGCACAGCGTTGTTCATGCGATACCTCCACAAATACTTCCACGAGCTGCCCCTGCGCTGGAAGGGCGAGCGGGCTTAGGGCTCCTAATGTCGGAGCAGCGCCCCTTAAGGGTTAACCTGGTACTTGGAGTGCAGTCTTGGCCTTGGCCCACCACTGTAATCGGTCGGCCAGGCCATTGAGTCCCCCATTGATCCTCCGGGTGATGCTCAGAAAATCCCCAGCATCCGCCAGCGGGCTGAGATTCCGGCTCTTCCAATACCAGCCGGCGATGAGTGCGGCATACTCGGGTCGCACAGCCAACTCGGGCCGCTCCTCGAGGGGGATTCCGAGTGCCGCGCCGGCATTGCGGTAGTTGTTGCGACCTGTCAACTGGAAAATCCCCCGACCTCGGTAGCGATAGCCGTCGCCAGGCTGGGTGTTGCCCAGATCAAGCCGTCCCTCATAGCGCTGCTGCGCCGGAGTCGGCCCCCAGATTTCCTCGAGCCAGCGCAGGCCGCCGGTTTCGTGTAAGGCCTGCGCCAGGAAGGCGGCCTGGCGTTTGGAGTTGGTGATCTCGTACTTGCGGAATGCCTCGAGGAGCGGGCTATACCAAAGTGCAGCTTTTTGCGCTCCAACCAGGGCCTCGAGGTCTTGTGGCTCAAAGCGGTTAGGATCAGGCATATCTATCCTCTCTGAAAGCCTGTTAGCGTGAATCCAACGCTGAGCTCTTGAGAGACCGCTCCGGGCATTGCATTTGAGATAACTGGGGTAACACCGACGTTGCCCCCAAACGTAATCAACTGCGATCCGCTGAGGATCACCCTGGTAACCCCACCGTCATCACCAGAGACGTAGCCATCCTCACAGGGGGACTCGAGGAACTCCGCCAGATCATGCGCATCGTCGAGCACAGTTTTGTCCTGGTCACTGATGAATGAGGAGATCAGCACAAACAAATCCCCAGGGCTCGTCGCGATGTTTTCCCCGGTTATTTTCACGTCGCCCAGAAAGACCGGCGTTTCACTAGCGAACTCGATCTGGGCGTAAACAGCATAGATTGGGGCAGTGCTGCTCAGCGTGGGGCTGGGGATTGCTGCCGAGTCACTGCCGTAGTAAGCCTTGTAGTAGACATATAGCCGCTCATCCTGACCAGCACCGTCCATACCGATCAATGCCCAGTCATCGAGGCTGATATCGTAGCTGGCCCCTGGGGTTTGAGGTACGACGCGCAGGGCGATGACCTCAAAGAACCGCACATCAGTGTTATGCAACGAACTACCCAGCTCGAGCGTACTGGGTGTTTGCGACGTATACCCTCCGCCCCCGATCTGGCTTTGATTGCATCTGCCTCCAGGTGCGGGCAGAGCTTCCCACCGCCCGTTGGTCCATTTCACGAACAACAAACACTCGAGCGTGCTGTAGCGGTGGAACTGCTCATATCTGAGAACCCGCGCGTGTCCACGCTTGGGCAGGGTGTCCCAGATCGGCAGACGGTAGGTTCTCGAACCCACCCGCTTCTCGAGGTAAACCGCCTTGGAGATGGCAGTTTGCAGCCGGTCTATCAGGTCGTAGTGCTGCTCAGGGTTCGCCACGCCGTCCCCGAGTGGGCCCTGGAGGCGGAACACGCTCGCCTTGGGGTAGAAGTCGCCCACGTAGTACACGGTGGGGTCCCCTGGCGTGCGCTGGGGTGTCACATCGAGTTCAGGCTCCGGGTCGGTCTCGCGGAGAGGCCCGAGGTGAAACTTGGAGCCATCGGCAGCCACCAGGCTATACATCGAAACTCCTGGGAAGGGCCACTCTGTGGGCATTTCAGGCATCTAAATCAGCCTCCCATCTCGTCGGGGATTGTTGTTGGAGAACAGCCGCTCGAGGGCCCTGGCGTCCTGGGCTGAGCGCACGTCGAGAGGGTCAAACCCCACCCGTTGGCCTACGCTGATCGTGGTTACCAGGCCCCGCTCGGCGGTATACGCATAGTCGAACTGGGTAGCGGGCAGGCCCTGGAGCTCGGGCGGCTGGCTACCGTCTCGACGGGTCAGTGATATGGGGCTTTGGGGGCCATAGATTGCGCCATAAACCGTAGCCCGGAAGCTCTGGAGGTTGGGGATGCGCCAGTGCTGCCGGGCTATGGCGTCGAGGAGGGTGGTGTTCACCGCCAGAGGGCGAAATTTGACGTTGACCGTGAACAGGTCAGCGCTTTTGAGGCGTACCTGGAGCTCCAGATAATCCGCCGCAACCAGGGGATAGCTCGAGTTATCCCTCACTGCATCGCCATAGACCACGATGGTTTGCACGTCGGGCAAACTCGAGGATACGTCAGAGGTGTGGATCGGGAGGTAGTTGGGCGCACCGCCGAATACTGCCCCGATGCGACTGACAATGCCAATCTCGTACTGCTTCGAGCCTGAGCCAGAAAGGCCCGGCTGGCCCACCGCGTTGACCAACACTTCCACCGCAGCGATGTTTTTGGCGTTACCAAAGGCGGTGTGGATACCAGAAAGCCGCACCCACACCAACTGATAGCTCGGATCAGATGTGTCGGGCTGCGAGTACATCACTGCATAGGAATTGCGTGAGTCGGCCAGAATAACCCGTGCGAAATCTGCAATGCCTATCGCGCCAGAGAGCTCGACCCCATCCTCGATGGCCTTGTTGAAGGCACCTCCAGATGAGATTCCGAGGCCGGACGGGCAGCGTAGATTGGGCACGTTATCTGGAGCAGCCAACGCCCGCACCTTGGGTGCATCCAGGCCGGTATAACCCGAGTCGCTGAGATAGGTCAGATTGTCCTCAACCCCCATGATTGAGGGCAGGCTGCGCTGGCTGCTGCCAAGAATCCCATAATCGCCCGCCTTGGCGATCTGCCAGCGCACCGCCGTAATGAAATCGTCTGGGCCGCTGAGCAAGTCTGGCCACTCCACCTCTGTTGTAACGCTGCCCGAGCGGTCTATGCCCTCGGCGATGTATAGGTTTGAGGGCTGAGGTAGCCGGGCGAAGGGGCGACGGTCGGCACCGACGCCATACTCGATCTCCAGATTGGCAAAACTGGTTGACAGGGATTTGAGTACCTCGGCGACTGGGGCATAACGGGTAGTGAAGTAGCCAGGCAGGGTGTAGGCCAGTAGGGCCGGGTCCACCACCGCTGGGCCATGACCCGCTGGGCCGCTATTGGGTAAGCCGGTGGGAGTATCGAGATAGAACTCGAACGCCGCCTTGGCGTCGCTGTCCAGCAAACCATACTCCCCGGTCTCGTGGGCCACCCAGTCCTGATCGAGACCGAGCAGCTCGTATCGGCGGCCCTGTCCATCGGCGCGGTAGGGGCTGCCGGGATTGGCGACACGCCCTGAGAAGCGCGGGGTGAACTCGCCGCCGCTCTCCCCGTATGCGGTCCAGAGCGTGACAATATCTCGTGGACCTATGTCCACCTGGCCCCCGGCATGGCCAGCGGTAAACGCAGCTTTGAGGCAGTTGCCCGAGGGGGCCAAGCTCCACTCGAGACCCTGGATCAACTGTTGTTCAACCACCGCATTGAACTGCGCCCCCCATCCCGAAGTTGGGATAGGCAAGGCAATGGAATAGCGCAAGGTCACTGCACCAGCGAAGTTGCCAATGGCGCGCCGCAGTCCACCCGATGGGTCGGCGGTGAACGACCCGCTGGGGTTGTGTATGGTGAGGATGATGCGCATCTATACTCCTCTGACCAGCAGGTCGCGGAAACCTGCGACCTGGCGAATATCCCGCACGATTGCGCTGAAATCGTCCACCGATCCCCGAAATACGTTGACTGCGCTTGCGAAAAGGGCAGCAGTGCCATCGGAGATGCCGACTATGGGGACGCCAACGGCGGGTGCGGGGAGTGAGGCTGAAGGGCCCTTGGCATCCCCAAACGGCCCACCTGGAGGGACCGCTGGGGTGGAAGAGCCGGGTTTGCTGGAGGCACTCTCCGAACCACTCAGGTCTATCAGGTCTAAATGCACTCCCAACCAGCCCAACACCGCGTTGATGGCCGAGGCGATGGCGTTGTAAATACCAGCAATGAGCCGTCCTACCACCAGTAGGGGAGGCAGCAAAATCTTGGTCAGGACAAACTCGAGCAGGTTCAGCGCGGGTTTGAGCTGTACCGCGAAGAGCTGCACAACAATGCGAATCAGCGGCTCGAATGCCTTGAGGATGTCACCGAGTTGGGCAAACAGGTCAACCAGTGGGCTGAGCGCGTTTCCGAACTGACCCAAGAGGGAGAATACGCCGCCTACGATATCCCCCGAGGCAAACTGGAGGCCGGCCCCGATGAGCCCGGCTCCTGCCTCCGCCCTGGCCTTGCGTGGGTCATCGGTGGAGATCGAGTTGGTTACAGTAAAGGAGAGGCGGCCTAGGGTATCGAGGCCGAACTCGAGGAACCTATCCCAAAATGTCCGGGCGGCCTGTTCGCCCTCATTCCCGCCCCCAGAGATGAATGCGGAGTCATTTCCAGTCCGGTTGATCAGTCCTTGGAGCTTGGCGATGTACTCCAAAAACGCCTGGGGGTCTATCCCCAAGGTTTTCAGGGTTTCATCGGGCGTTAGTCGGTAGAACTCAACCAACCTGTGGTACAACTTCTCGAGGCCATCGAGGTATTCCCCGATGTTGATTTTCCCCTCTTTGAAACGCGTCTCGAGGTCTTTGAGCTTGCTATCCAGGGCGGTCTGCCCGAACTCTTGCTGCACCCGGTTGATCTGGGCCAGGGTGTTGTAATACTCCCTCTGTCGCCGGTTGAGCTCGGCGGCATCCTCAGCCAGCGCTTGGGTATCAGCTCCAACCTCGGTCTGGGCGTTTGCTAGCTCAGCGGCTTTCTGAGCGATGAGGCTGTAGACATTGGCAACATTCACGCCCTGCTGGGCCAGGCGGTCGGCAGCGTCTGCAACCGCCTCCAGTTCCTCCGGGCTGAAGATGCTCTCGGGGTTGGAGGCTTTGTTTTGGAAGGCCTCGACGACCGATTTTTGTGCATCTATGACTGTTTGGGCAGCCACATCCGCCGATTTTTGGGCTTGCTCCTGATTGATTGCCGCAAAGTCCTCAGCGGCGGCGGCCAGGGCCTTATAGACCCTGGTTCCGGTTAGGCCCAGTTCCTCGAGAGCGCCCTTGGCCTGGGCAATCTGGCCCTCGTCCAGCCCAATGATGTCGCGCTGCCCAAACAGTGCTGCCAGGGTGTCCTTAGCAGAGTTTTCCCGGATGGTCTCTGACGCGTTGAGTTTGTCACGCAGCTCGAGGAGTTCCTTGAGCTTTTGGTTGTACTCCTCGAGGGCCCTGGCATCCTCAGGATCGGGGCGGTTGTTGTAGAGGTCGGTGAGGGCATCGTTGAGATACTCGAGGGCCTCCCGGTAGGCTGCTAGCTTCTCTTCGCCCTCAGGCAATCGGTCGGCGGCCTGGACGAGCCCATTGATTCCGTCTGCGACGTCAATGGCATAGCTGCCCCGCAGTCGCTCGGCCTCGTCGAGGATAGCCCGGATTTGCTGACCCACCTCCGAATCGCGTAGGCTGTTGCCCAGCTCCTCAAACCGGGTAGCCAAGAACCGGATGTTTTGCGCGAGGGCCGGGTCATTGACTGTCTCGGCAAACCGGAGCAGGTCGGCGCGGGCCCTGAAGGCGTCGGCGCTGCTGGTGACGCTCGCGAGCTGATTTAGGGCCTCCCCGACCTTTTGAATGGCTGGGGCATTGGCCCTGCGCTCAGCCTGGTCGTACTGATCGAGCCACTTTTGGAGCTCTTCCCGTGCCCGGGCCTCGACCTCGGCCAGCCGCAGCGCCTTCTCCTGGGCTGCCTGATGGCGCTTGGTCTGTTCCGCAAGAACAATGTTTAACCGCTCGCGAGCGGTCTGCTGTTCGGCGATGGAAAGCGTAGAGTTCGAGAGTTGGGCGCGATACTGCTTCTCGAGTTCTGCGAGGCGCTGGGTGGTGGCCTCGCCCACGCTGCGGCGCAGGTTGTCGGTCTGGATTTGCCGCCTGAGGGCCGCCTCCTGCTCGGCTCGCTGCTGGGCCTCGCGCTTCAGTCGCTCGGCTTCGGATTTGGCCCGGGCCTCGGCCTGGCGCTCGCGCTGCTGCCGTTCCTGCTCAGCCTTGTTATCGGCTTGGATGCCCTTTTCGACAACTTGCCGAGCAATGTCGGATTGCCGAACATATTCGGCTCCGGACTTGCGGAACGCATCTATGGTCGCCTGGGCTGCCTGGATCTTGGCCGCTGCGGCCTGGCGGGCACTCTCGGTAGTGGCCTGATCCAGTTCACGTTGTGCGGCGGCCAGGGCCTTCTGCTGCCGAAGGGCCTCGGTATAAATAGCTCCCGAGGCCTTGGTGGGCGCAGCGAATGCCTCTGGGGTGGGTGCGTTCTGGAGACCTCGCAGTTCGAGTTGCAACCGCTGGAGCTGCCGGTTGTTCTCCTCGATCTGCTTTGCCGCATCTCGGGCCTCCTGGGTGAGCTGTCCGAATATGTTCTTCTTGCCGACGTCCCGCGACAGCAGCTTATTGTCATCCAGTAGCTGCTGAATCGCGTTCTGCAAGCTATCTGTGGTGCGCGGAGCATTGGGGTCATTAGCGATGATTTTGCGGGCGCTCTCGAGGTTGCCCCGCAGCTCCTTGCCCTCGTTATAGACATCTATGAAATTACGCTTGATCGAGATGACAATGGGCAGTAGGACGGCATTTTTGAGCGCGGCGATCTGGCGGTTGATCAGGTCGAGGTTATCCGAAAGCTCTTTGGTCTGCTTGACGGTCTCCTCGGACAGGACAATCCCAGCGTCATGGGCCTTCTGGGCCAGTTTCTCGAGTTCGGCTCCGCCATCGCGGATGGTGGGTAACAGCTCAGCTCCGCTCTTGCCGAATAGGGCAAAGGCCAGGGCAGTTTGCTCAGCTTGATTCTGTACCTGGGACAGACCCCGCGCTGCTTCATAAAGCAGCGCTTGCTGGCTCTTCAGCTCACCGTTTGCTTCCCGCACGCTGAGACCAATGCGTTTTGCTGCATCCTCGAACTGCTTCCCACCCTCTGCGGCCCGTTTGGCCAGCATGTTCGCACCGTTGCCAAGGGCCTCGAGGCTACTACCAGTCTGTGATGCAATGAACCCCAGCTCCTGGATGGCGGTAATGCTCATCCCGTACTTGTTGGCATTGTCAGCGATCTGGGCAGTGGCCTCGATGGTCTCGCGGGCACTCTCGAGGAACGAGTTGAGCGCGAACCCTGCGGCTAGCACTCCCCCGGCCATCAGGCCGCCAGCAATGCCTGCTGCGCGGTAGCCTTCGGAGACCTCGACCTGTTTCTCCTTGAGTTCGCCCAGCAGGGGAATCTGCTTGCTGACCTCGGCCCCCACGCTGCGGAGGCTACTGAGTGCCGCCTCCCCAGCATTGGCAAAGATCGAGCCTCGCGCCACGCCCTCGGCCAGGCTGCCCCGGGCAATCTCCCCATTCATCGAGGCCAGGGCCCTCGTGGCGCTGGCGGCAACGGTGGAAATCTGCCTCAGGGCTGCTGTACCACCCTCGCCGGTACGCTCGAGCTGGGCCTGTAGGGTTCTGGCCCGGCCCCGTACCTCCTCGAGCTCGCGGCTGGTATCCTGCCCGGTATCCACCCAGACATTGCGGAGGGTGTTGACCTGATCAGCCAGCGCCTTAATCTGGGCCTGTAGCTCTCTCGAGTCGCGTTTTTGCTGGTCGGAAGTCCGCTTACTGGTCTCCGCCGTGCCGGTAAAGGTCGCACCCAGCGATGCGGCAGTTTGCCGCGCCTGGGCCTCAATCGCCTTGAGGTCGTTAATCGCCTCCTGTCGGTTGAGTGTGATCTTGCCGATCAGGTTGAAGACCTCGAATGCCATTACTCACCCCCTTTCCGCTGGAATGCCTCGAGGGCCCTCCGCGCATTCTCGAAGGCCCGTTCTTTCTCGGCTTGGATTTCTTCTGGGCTCATCTCAACGTCTGCCTCGATTGGATCACCGGCCAATCCCAGGGCCTCGAGGTATTCCCCGAAGGAACTGCTGGCCCCCAGAGCCCCAGCGATCTGCCATCCTATGAAGGCCGCCCGGCGATCCGCGAGCCGTACCTCGCGGGCTTTCGCCTCCATCACCACCCGCGCCAGTTGGGCAAATCGGCTATATGGCAGAGCCAGAATCTCAGCATCCGTCCAGCCATAGCGGGCCTGGATCACATCTATTGCTTGTTCCCAAAGAGCTTCAGGAGATTGTTCAGGTTGCCGCTTTTTGCCGCCCCCTGAACTTTGGTAAAAAAAGCGGTCAGGTCCGGGTGCTCGGCCAGCTTGGCGACCACCTCAAACTGCTCACTCAGTCCCCAGAGTTCGGGATTGCAAAACTCGTCTGGGCTAACCCCGGCCAGGAAGGCCAGGTACTCGGTAATGGATTCCTCGGTGGAGGGTTCCGAGAGGCCCAGCAACAATACCGCGCCCAGGCGCTCCTCATGGCCCAACGCGGCATCTCCAAATGCCTCCAGTGCCGCCCGCTGGCCGCTCAGGCTGAACTCGCGCAACAGCCGAACCAGCCGGAACACCGCCTCGAGGTTCAACGGCGGCATGGTGTGAACAGTCCCAGCCCGGTCTAAAACCGTTGGGCGCTCCCCGAGAAGGGGCTCGAGGCCCTCGGGCTTCTTATCCATTTTTACGGTGCTCATATACCTCTTTCATGCCGTCCAGCGGCGTTTTTGCAGGAGAAACGAGAGTAGAGCATCTGGGGCAGTAAAACCCCAGATGCTCATCATCAATCGGGGCTTAGGCTGCTGGGATGGGGGTATAGATGGTATAGGGGTAGACCGAGGGATTGGCCGGGTCAAACCGGGCCTCGAACGTGGCCTGGATTACCGCCTCGTTCTTGTCCTGGAAGGAGAAGTTCCCCTTGGCGGTGCAGATGGCCTTCTTCAGCACGATAAACAGCGGAGTGGCCGGGTTTTGGGTGTTGCCCTGGATCACCAGGTTGGGCAGGTAAGCGGGGGCCTTAGAGGTATCACCAGAGATTTTGCGGTAAGCCGCTGGGGTGCCCAAATCGGAGGCATCTGCCTGGGTGAACAGGCGCTCGAGGTTCTCCGCACTCCACTCGAGCAGGTTGGTCTGCACCGTGCCGTTTACGTCATCCAGTCGGTCAAACCCAGCAATGCGCCCGCGCACACCATCTACCTGGATTTGCCGCCAGGAGTCGGAGAGGGTCACGGTAGCACCACCCTTGGTGGCCCCCAGCAGCTTTCCGGCGGCTAGCGCAGTGTCAATCCCGGTGCCAGTGCCGAGAGCGGTCTCGAGTGCCGTGAGTTGGGCGTCGGTGAGTTCGTACATCACAGCAGCATCTAAAACAAGATACTTTTTGGTATCAGCGGTCAGGCCGGTTTGGGGAATGCTCATGTCGTACTCCTAAAAGCAATCCCCCCGCTAGAGCAGGGGGCTGAGAGGGCTTTGGGTTTATCGGGCTAGCCGCCGTGCTTCCACATTGAACACGTAGACAGTACGCCTCGAGGCATCCTTCTCGAGGTAGTATGGCGGCTGTAGGGGCTCGAGGTAGAGGTAGGGCGTAGAGCCCACCGGGCTCAATCGCACGTGGAGAGCCTCATAGAGCGAACGCGCCCAGGCCTCGGCAATCGGTGGGCTTCTATGCCGCACCCGCACCTGAAAGCGTGGGAGTTCGTCTATCGGCAGGCCGCGCTCCCCCTTCAGCACGCCCTGCCCTCCACCATAGGGTGTGAGTGAGGCCGCATTGTCCGGTTGGTCAGGCATCTCAAGGAGAAAGAGGTTGGTGCCTACAGTAAAACCGGGTACCGTGGCGGCGATCATTGCCGCAATCTCCTCAAGGGCTGCCATTGGACACCGCCTGTATTGCGTTTGCTAGACCCTGCTGAATCGCTTCTTTCGATTCGAGATAAGGCCGCTCGAGGTATTTGGCACCCCCGCCTCGGGGATGGTTCAGAGATAAATCCTCATGCTGCTTAACCGCGTAGGGCAGGGGAGAGCCGACGGCCCCAGTATAGCTTCCGTCATCCTCCTCGGACTCTGTTTGCAACAGGCTGGCCCGTAGGTCGCCCGAGTCAATAGGGGCTGCCGGGCTGGCCTGCTGAGCCAGTGCGGTGATCTGGGCATCAACCGCCTCTTTAGAGGCCTTTTCCAACCTCGAGAGGAACTCCTCGAGGTGGCTCTCGAGCGAGGCGCTCATCCGTCGTAGTCCTCAAACAGTGCCACCCTAAGGGCAACATCGGCAGGGACACCCGAGGTGTTCTTCACCGCAAACTTCACAGTTCGCCCCAGCGCTGCCGGATTGAGGGTGAGGGTTGCCCAGCCACCAAATGTGCCGCCCCCGATACTGCCTAACAGGTTACCCCAGTCCTCGACCACGCCATCACCGGTATAGAAATAGACCTCGACCGCCGCAGTGGTGCGGATGTACACCCGCAGGGCGCGGACGGCCACAGCGGGGACGGGTTGAGATTGACCGGAGACCCCTCCGGCGGGCAAGGCGCTCACATTCAGGACTTCGCCCAGCGCCACGTATTTCATAGTGCCACCTCCCGGAACGCTTCGGAGCCGTCGAGGTTGTACTCGATCTGCACCGAGAGCACTGTCCACTCCCGGCCCTGGGGGTCGGTGAGGGTGTCCCCCTCGCTCACCGGAGCCTTCACGAACACCGCAGCAGTACTCACTACCTGCTGATTGTCCCTGCTTTGAACGAGCATCCTTCGTCCTTCGAACCGGGCCGGAATCGTGGTTTGCACGATGTTCGGGTTGCCGTAAACGTCGGTGCCGATTTTCTGCCCCCAGACAGCGGTTTGGTTGAGATAATCGGTGATCATCAGTCCACCTACACGATGAGCACCGAGGTTGCCACGAAGGGGCGCAGTAGGTCTCGGGCCTCGAGGCTGTTGAGCGCGTTCGGCCCCCTGCGTGTTTTGCCGTAGCTCTCCTCGAGCCGTCCCAGTCGGAACATGGTCACCCCTTGGGCTTGCAGCCGTTGCCGGGTGCGGTCGCCATCGGAAAGGTTGAGCAGGGCCAGGGCCTCCTCGCACTGGGCGCGTTTCACGTCCTGGGGTATACCCGTTTGGAGGGTGGCGCTATAGAGCAGCGGGTCGGGTGGGAACTCAGGGTCATAGAAGGGGTCGTTCCGGCGTCGCCGAATGAACATGGAGGGTGGCCAGATGCGCGGGAACTGCATGGGCTGGTTCGGCATAACGGGCCGCCCAATGATCGGCAGGCGGTCTATGGCCCGGGCCGCCGTGATGAGAGCCGCCTCGCGCTGGGCCTCGGCTGCCGCCGCCCACGCCTCGGCCCCCAGCCGGGCCGCGAGATAGGTATTAGCCTCCTCGAGGCTTACGTAGCTGTTTTGGCCTACGGTTAGGCTCATGGTTCACCTCCTCGTTCTTGGGCGGCTCTACAATCTCGGCCAGCCCCACCCGTGCCCATAGCCGCGCCGTGTCTGCGGGCAGGGAGAGGGTTTGCCCTCGGGTGAGCCAGCGCCCACCGTGCTCCACTGCCCGCAAAAGCCGGATTCTCAGCACGGCGCCTCCGGTTAGCTCTGAGCCTCAGCGAAGAGGGCGGAGAAGGGATAGCGGTTTGCGCTGGAGTCGAGGGCGTTGATCGGGTTGGGGAGCTGCCAGGCGATGCGGAGCACTGCCCGCAGCGCCACCGCGTCCTGCTGGGCCAGGTTCAGCACCACAGCTCCGTTGCTGTCGGAAATCACGGCCTGGTCCAGAATTTTGTAGGTGATGTCTTGGCGGAATGCCCAGACCAACTGGCTCCAGTCACCGGTAATCAGCAGGGGTTCATCGGCCCCGGCTCCCGATACTTTGCCAGTGAGGGCCCCATTGCGCGGGAAGATCAGGGGTGCGCCATCCAGCTCGTAGGTGTTGGGGGCCTGGAGCGAGGTGGTGAAGATGGGCTCGCCCTGGGTGCTCCGCAGTCCCCGGAGTTTGCCGCGCATGACCATCTGGGCTACGTGGCCATTGGGCAGATAGCCGCTGCGCTCGACCAGGGCGATGACGCCGTTCTCACCCAGCAGGTCGGCGTATAGGTCGCCTCCAGTCACCACCGCCTTGCCTTTGGCGGTTGCATCGGGAACGATGGCGGTGGGCCAGGTTCCGGGTGCGTTCTCTCCGAACAACACGGCCCGATCGAACGCACGCCCAAACGCCTCGGCGATCTTGGGCCGTACCTCGCCCCAAAGGTCGTAATCCGCATCATCCAGGACAGCCTCGGGGATGGGGATGATTACCGCCAGCTCCTCGGCCACCAACTGCTTGTTGGCCCACTGCATCTTGCTGGTTTGCTTGAGGCCGGTGTCGCCCGAGACAAAATATGCCAGGGGCAGGACGCTCTCGACCGGCACGTTTTTCTGCTTGCGGCTCAGAGTCTGGGCCTGTCGCCCGAAGCGCATCACCACCGAGCTCTCTGGCGCAGCTTTGAAAATCTCGTTGGCGTACTCCTGCGGGATAATGCCGTCTCCGGCATCGGTACGGGTGATGATCTGGTTTACCGGCATGGTGTGCTCCTGTCAAAAATGGATGAGAGGGCCTACTCGAGCTAGAACCGCCCGGCCTTGCGCCGAATAGCTGCGTTCATGTCGAGCGTGGATTTGGCGCTGGAGCCGCCAGGGTTGGAACCCCCGCCGATGTTGCGGGCCTGGGCCTCCGCGCCGCCGTCTGACCATTCGGGATAGTCCTTGAGCACCTTCTCGAGGGCTTTTCTAACGGCCTTCTCGTTCACGGTGCCATCCTCGAGGGCGTCGTCGAGGTCGGCCAGCCGCAGCGCTGCATCCAGCCGGTCACGCCGTATCCCAAGCTCTAGTGCCTGGGCACGGGCCTCCGCCTTGAGTTCACGTTGTGCGGCGGCCTTTTCACGCTCGGCGGCACGGGCCTCTTTCTCGGCAGCCTCAGCAATTTTGCGCTGCTCCTCCGAGAGTTGGGCCTTGGTCTGCTCCTTGCGCTGTTCGGCCTCGCGGGCTTTGCGGTCGCGCTCTAAGCGTTTAGCGATGAGCTTGTCTAGCTCGGCCTGGGTTAGGGTCAGCTTGGGTTCATCGCCCTCGTCCCCCCCCTCCTGCGCATTATTGCCGCTGTCGCCCGCGTTGCCTCCGCCCTGGCTCCCGCCGCTGTTTGCGCCGTCGTTCTCGGCCATCAGGGGCTCGAGGGCCTGTTTATAATCCCCGAATAGACTCATGTTCACTCCCGTGTTTAGCGCCGCGTCCGGCTCGCCTCGCCAGTTTTAGGCCATAACGGTTGGGGCCAAACAAAAGCCCGATCCTGGGTCGGGCTCAGTTCCTACTTCGCACCGTTGCCAGGGCCTCGAGGTAACGGTTTCCGCCTCCCAGCGTGGCGTGCTGGAGCTTGAGCGGATAGATACCGGTCCTGCCGTATCTGGGATGCACCTCGAATAACTCTTGGGTAGGGGGCACCGGGGTGAACCCGGAGGCCAGGGCGTAGTTGTCAACGCCCACAAATGATCCGTTGAACACCACCTCTCCCAGCGCGTGGGGCAGGTTGACCGACTTATGCTTATCCCCGAATAGGTGATATGCCGGTACTGGCCTACCTGCCTTCAGTGCCAGTTGGGTCTGGGTGTTCACGTGGCGGTTAACCGCATGGGCGGGGATACCCAGAGCCCGATCCCCGCCCCGCAGGTGCTCACCATGACCCGCCATGAACGTCCACCCCTGTACTGCAAACACTGCGAATGGCTGCTTGTCCAAGTGCCAGCAGATATTTCTGACATCTCGAGTCAGGGCCGCGATATGGTGGTACAGGAAGTGATCAAGGTTGGAGTAGCGGTTCACTGACGGCATCTTGCGCTGGTTTTGCCAGCGGGTATGGTTACCCACAGCGGTGTATACGTCCATCACCGGCACATGGGCCGCCAGGTTGCGCAGGAACTGCGCCAGGGCGTGCGAGGCGGTAAACCACTGATCGAACAGGGTTAGGGTCTGATCGGCTTCGTTGGCGTGACTCAGGGCACCGTCCAGCATGTCCCCCAGCATCACTACAACCAGTTGCTCAACCGGGTTGGCAGTATGCCCCTCGAGGATGGAGAGCACTGCGTCCTCGAGAGCGGCTAGCCGGTCTACAAAGATTTCGGTGTTATAGCCTCCATAGCCTAGCGTCTGGTCGGGTTCAACCACCTTCCCCACGTGGGTATCGCTCAGCATCAGGAGCTTGCTAACCGGCGTTTTGGGGTTTCGGAGCGGGGCCACGTATCGGCCTAACGGCTGGTAGCTCAGTGGCGCGGCTTCCATCACCCGGTCTATCAGCCGATCTATGAGGTTCACTTCTTGCAGGGCCCTCTCGTACTCGCGCTCGAGGGTCTTGACGCGGGCTCTGAGGCGCTCCATCTCGAGGCGCTGCTGCTCAGCCCGGTCGCGCTCAAAGTCGGGCTCCCCCTGGGCCTCAGCAGCCTTGTGGTCAGGGTGTGTATACCCATCGGGGCCGCGCCGCCAACCGTTCGCTTCGAGAATCAGCCTGTAGCGAACCTCACCGCCGTGACCCAACTTGTTTCGGACGCTCGCCGGAGTGACCTTACGGCCCGCTCTGGCTAGTTCGGCGGCGGCGGCCAGGGCCTGCTCCTCGGTGCATACGGTCTTAGCCGCCATGCTCGTCCTCAGGTCGGTTGAACAGGGCCAGGAGGGCTGGGTTTTGCTTGAGCAGGGCGTAGAGCCCGCTCGAGAGAGCGTGAACCTGCCGCTCCTCGAGCCCGATTGCCATAGTGTAGTCAATGGCGTGGATGGCTTCGTGCAGCAAGGTGTCTATGGCCTGCTCCTCGGATTGCCCGTCTTCGACAGCAATGCTCGTGTGGGTATAGACGATCTCGCCCACCTCGCGTCGGGCATTCAGGCGACTTTCTGGCAGGATTTCAACTGTCCACGTCTTGCCGAGAATTTCTAGGGTTGCTGGGAAGTGCATCAGGGCTGCCTCTCTATGACCGGTATGCCAGCGGCCTCAGCAAATGCGATTTCTCGCTTCATGCCTTCGGTGGGTTGGCCATACACCCATACCTCAGAGCAGGTGAGTAGAAACTCCAGACCGGCCTGGATGCCCCATTCCCGCTCTACTGGGTTGGCATCGTTGAGCATCTGCGGATAGAGGAGATGCGAGGCGAAAGGGGCACACCCCTCAATCAATGCCTCGAGGCAGTAGCCTTGGGCTGCTTGCACGTTGTGCTTGACATCCCCGCTATATGGGGAGCAGATGAAAACTCGCTTCATCTACCACGCCCCGTCATGCACCATGAGACCGATCAACCCATACCCGAGCACATCGAGCCAGGTGTCCCGGACGCTCTCTAGGTCGGTGCTGCGCTGCAAATACACCAGGTTCTTGAGCCGCTCGAGCTTGTCGTTGAGGCGCACCAGCACGCCCAGTTCTCCGAACCCGGCAATGTTGCCCCGTCCGTATGCTTCCTGCTTGGAGGCGAAGAGGCGGAGGTATTCCTCTGCGTAGGACATAGCCTTCTCAACCTGCCGATAGGTCTCTTCGCTCAGTCCGGCGGGCAACTGGAGGTCGAACGGTAGCACCACCACCTCGCCTGGGCCAAACCGAGTCAACTGGCCATCCTGAAACATCCCGGCAAACGGGGCTTCATCCGCAGCCTCGCGTTCTGTGACCACTTTCAGCCCCTCGGCAGTGATCTCGTACTCGGGCTCGAGATTCTTCTTCAGAATCTGCCCGTCTTGGTCGGTATAAATCTCGCTCATGCCCTAACCCCCAACCCCGGCATCATCCCCGTTTGCCTCAGCCCAGTTGCGCAGGCCGCGCTCGAGGGCCTCGAGGCGAAAGGTGCGCACTGTGCCACCGGTGTCTGTGACTATGGCGGTCTGCCCATAGAAGCGGAGCAAAAACCAGCGCCCCTCGACCCGCTTGATGTATAGCTCTCCGTTGACCGCCCTCGAGCCCTTAGGTGGCAGAGGTTGTACCCGATTCCAGCGGGCCGGAAGCTCCTCCATCCGATGTTTGGTTGGTTTGTGGGTTGGTGTCGGTGGAATTGTTTGCTGCTCCAGTTGCATTCTCCGCCTCGATTCGGTTTACTTCAGCCTCGACATCGGCGTTGTTCCAGCCGGTGCGTTCACGTATCGCCTCGTGCCGACTGATGACTCCGGCATTGCGCAGGTTGAGCAGAACCTGGCTTTCCTCACCGTCGTCTACCGGCAACCCATCGCGCCAGATGATGTTGAGGCCCTCGAGGGTGGGTGCGTCACTGTGGAGGGCCTCGAGGCGGTTGGCGATGAGGACGATCTCCCGGAGGGCCGGGTCAAAGTGCATCCGCAGCCGGTTGACCTTTTTGAGTGGGGCAAACAGGAGCCGCCGCAGGGCCGAGCCGCTCTCTGCCAGGCCCTGCTTCATCAGGCCAAACACTGCCGGGCTGGTTTCGGAAATGAGATAGAGCTGGTCCTTCAGCTCCTCAATTTCTCGGAATGCCCCCTCGAGGTTCCCATTCCAGATCATGTACCCCGGTGGGCTCTCACCCTCGCCCACCGGAATGTATTTACCGCCTCCCCGGAAGTGCTCGATGCCCGTGTATGGGTCGCGCTCGAGGGCCAGCTCGGGGCCGTACATGCCCGGGTCTGCGTGCTTGTCCAGGATGCGCGAGACCTGGCCCAACCGAATCTCCATCTCCTGAATGAGCGTCTCGAGGTCGGAGTAGTCGTCTGCCCCATACAGCTCGTCTGAGGCGCGTACACCTACCGCTTGGACGATCAATGGCTCCTCTACGCCAGTTTCCTGTGGGAATGCTGTGTCCGGGTGATCTACCAGCCAATCCGCGATCACATATTTCCGCCTGGCCTCATCTCCGGTGGGTCGGAGCAGGTATACACGCCGCTCGTACAGACCAGGTTGATGGATTTCGGCCCAGAGCAGGGGCTGAGGGTTGACATAGCCGCGTGGCCTACCCACCCCCTGCCACGCGATCACATGGGCCAGTACCTTACGGATATTGGTGGGGGAGACTACGGGAAACCAATACTGTGGGGGTTGGGCATAAATTTTGGCCTCGCCGCCCACCAGCGCGGCCTTGAATAACCCGTCTCCGTAGCGGCTGATGTCGAGAGCGACCTCGTAGGCCGTGCTGACCAGGCGGCTCCGCCTCAGAAAATCTTGGAGCCACGCTTGCCCTTCCTCATCACCCCCAGTGACACTGAGGGTAGGCGGGTCACCTAGGAGCAAATCGGCCCAGAGCTTGGAGAGGCGTCGGTGCCAGTTCAGGATTAACAGCAGTTCGGTGCCTAAATCCTCTCGCAGCAATCTGGCCCAATCACGGAATACGTCCTGATGTCGTCCCTGCCAAAGCAAGCGGTTGGCTGCGTAGGTGTCCAACCGCTCTCCCTCAGAGGGCGGGGGCCAGGGCTGGCCCTTTTCCAGAAAGCTCAGATCGGTCAGATATTCATTCATGCTCGCTCTCCTGAGGGCTTGATGAGCACCTTATTTGGGTTCGGATAGCCGAAAACCACACGTTTTGCTAGACCGGAGTACAAGAATATTGTGTTTACTCATAATGTCTACCAACCTCGAGGCTTGTTCGCCACCTGAGGCCGTACACGGGCGAATAAGGTATGGAGGGCATAGCGGATGGCGTCCTGCTCGTGGTCGTTCTGTTTCAGCGGCTTATCCTCACCGCGCTCCTGGGCCTGGGCGTCCCACAGGTAGCCTCCGTAGCTACGGATTAGGCGCGTGCAGGCCCTCGAGACCGCAAACTCCCCAGCTTTGAGCATTCGGGCATGGGTGCGAATGCCCGCGAGCACCTCGTTGTCCGCTGGACGCACCGACCAGCCCAGGCGTCGTAGCTGTGTTTTGAAGCTCGCAGCGCTGGGGTCGAGGATGATCCCACGCACGGGCCTCCCGGCGAGCCTGGGGGTAGTGACAACACCACCGGAGGGTTGCTGGGGCAGCCCCACAGCCCCTAAACCCTCGAGCCAGGCGGTCAGGTCGGTGGCGTACTCGAGGTCAGTCCGGCTCCCCGACTCCCGGCCACTGTGGTAATACTCCGCCAGGGCCACGGCCATGGGCTCGCTGGGTGCTGGCCGCCGCACACCCACCAGAATGAAGACGGTGGGGTTACCGGTGCCATAGTCCGCCGAGACCCAGAACTCCTCAAACTCCGCAGGGTCGGGTGGCTCGAGGGTGTGTATAGCCTCGTCGAAGAAGTCGAATACCGCGCCCTCGGCCTGTACCCATAGGCCCTGGATGAAGCGCTTGTACCACAGCGTGCCGGGGCCATATTCGCGCTTGAGGTTCTCGATATAGGCCGGGGGCAGGTGGACATTGACCTCTATGGGCCAGTGGAAGGCTCGCACGTCCAGCTCGTGCGCTCGGTCAATCCACTCGGTTTTGAGCCAGTGGTAGGGCGGGCCGGGGTTGGTGGTGCCAAAGCCTCGAGCCCCGGCTACCGAAAGGCGGGCCATGCACTGGCGATGGAACTCAGGGCTGCCCAGGCTCATCTCATCGCGGTAGAACCCGGCCCAGGTTCCGCCCCGCACCTTCTCCTCAGCCCGCGCATCGGCTTCACCCAAAAGGTGAAGGGTGCGACGCCCAATGCGGGCGCGGTGTTGGCCCCGCGAGTACCAGAACTGATCTTTCAGCATCTCGGCCAGGGGGAGCAGGACGTTGCGCTCGAGCACCTCCTCGGTTCGCCCAATCATCATTAGCAGGCCATTTGTCGGTGCAGTCTGGGTGAACTCGATCCATGCAATGAGGGAGTGAATGGTTTTGCTGGATCGCACTGGGCCATGCCAGATGTTGAGACGGGCGGTAGCGTCGCGCACTGAGTTGGCTGGTGCGCCGGGGATGATCGAGAACATAGTGTGAATGGTTGACATTATCGCATATTTGCGATATACTGTAACCATGAAGGTACGGGAGGTAATCAAGCTAATCGAGGCCGATGGATGGGTGATGGAACCTCGTAAGGGCACCAATCACCGGCAGTTCAAGCACCCCAGCAAACCCGGCAAGGTCACGGTGAGTGGCAACCCTGGCGACGAACTGGCACCCAAGACGCTCAAAAGCATCCTCAAGCAAGCTGGGCTCAAATGAGCCCAGCCCACCCGACCTTCACAGGAGGCAACCTATGCACGATTTTTTGGCAGTGATCGAGCGCGGCGAACGAAACTACTCGGCCTATGTGCCGGAGATTCCCGGAGTTGCGGCGACCGGGCGCACCGTAGAGCAAACGCTTCGGCGACTTTCAGAGGCGCTGGCTATGCACCTCGAGGGCGAGATGGCACCCTCGCCCAAGCTCCGGACCCGCGAGGAGCTGAAGCGGTTCCTCGAGGCCCAGGGGGAGCGCCTGGAGGAGGATGACCGGGTGGAGTGGGTGCGTCCAAAAAGCCCTGACCCGGTGAGCCTCGAGATCCAGCGAGTTATGAAGGCAGCCGGTGTCACTCAGGCTATGTTAGCCCAGCAAATGGGCACCACTCAGAGCGCGGTGGCCCGGTTGGTAGACCCCCATTACGGTCGGCATAGCCTGGATACCTTGCGCCGGGCTGCCGAGGCTCTGGGATACGAGGTCGAGGTGAAGCTGCGTCGGCGTAGGCACTCAGCCTAGCTATGGCTCGAGGCGCTGCTGCTCCTGACGGAGATTGCGGATGCTCTCCACCAGGGCCTCGAGGGTTTTCTCTCCCTCGGCTTGTGGCTGGGGCTGCTCCATGCCCATCCAGCGGCCCAGTAGCTCCGCTGCTCTCAGGACATACAGTGGACCCTTCACGCCCCACTTCCGGTAATACTCGGGGCTGCCGAAGGCAAACTCGAGCATGCGGTGGATGAGGCGCTCCCGTTCGGCCCCATAGGCCAGGGCGTAGGCCTGCATTTTCGCACGAATGGCGTTCTGGACGTTGGGATTTGCCAAGATTTCGGAGGCGAACGCTCGGGCATCTCGCCCCTTCGCTCCCTTATATCCCGCTTTCCGATACGCTTCCGAGGCATTGAAGGTGCTCAGGTAGTTCTCTACAAACACCCGTTGCTGTGGGGTCAAGCCGTCTGGGTCGTTGGCCTGGGCCTTATGGCGGGGCATGTATTCATCCTCATAACGACTACGCCCCTGGAGCCTCAAACTCCAGGGGTTGAAAGTTTAGACACTGCACCAACTTGTGTATACTCAAGATAAAGCCATCAGCCGGAGATGTCTAGTGGGTAACGTGGGCCAGGGCGGCCCGTGCCCGGATTGCGGCCTCACGCAGCAGGTCAGCCTCGAGGCGGTAGCGCTCGGCCCGGGCCTCGGCACTTTGTAAAGCCGCCTCGAGGTGGGCTACGCGTCGCAGGAGGGAGCTCAGGGTTTGTTCGGCACGGTCAATGTCCATAACCTCGGAACCAGGGCAGCCGGCTGAGGCATGACGGGCCAGGGTTTGAAGGGCGGCTTGTGGGCTCATATCGCTTCCTCCCGGTTGATGTCGCCCGCCAACAGATCAGCGTTGTCCCTCTCGAGCTGATTTGCTGCTGTATTCAATGCTGCCGCCTGCTCTGCCAAGCTCTCAGCTCCGATCTGGCGGAGGGTTTGGATGATGTGGGCACGGGCTGTTGGGGTCATTTTCTCAAACTCGGTTTGCATGTCTACTCCTTTAGAGCGCCTGCGGCGAACAGGCCCGGCTGAAGCCCCCGCAGGGCCCTCCAGCTCCGGGGGCTGAGCCACAGGGCCTCGGTGCGGGCCGATTGCCGCGAGTTGTTGGTGTAGGTCTGGGTCTCCACCCGCACCCACCCGTGGGCCTCGTAGAGGTCGGCGTAGAGCTCTGAGGGATACCCCGAGATCAGGGCATGGGCCGCTAGCCCCCGGAGTTGCTCGGCCAGCCGGAGATGATCGGCCTCGCTCAGTTCATGCCGGTAGCTGGCTGATTTTTTGCGCCGGGTCTCGAGCAAGTACGGGGGGTCGCAATAGATTAATGCCTCAGGGTCATCGAAACGGGAAATCATCTCAAACGCGTCATCCTGCATGATCTGCACCCCCAGCATCCGCTCGGCCACCGCCCACAGGTGACTCAGGTCCCACAAGCGGGCTGGGGGCCGCCAGATTCCACTGGCTTTGGCCACATAGCGGAAGCTGCGCTGGCGGTCCACCGCGTTCATGCCAATCCCCATCCAGGACAGCACAAAAAACCGCCGGGCAGCCTCCAGGGGGTCCTCGGCGGGCTCGGTGGAGCGTTCATACTCCGCCCTCGCCCAGGGGGTGAGCTCGAGGGCCCGGATCAACTCCCCAGGCCGCTCCCGCAACACCCGGAAGAAATTCACCACCCCACCATCCCGGTCGTTGTAGGTCTCCAGCTTGCTCCGGGGTTTGCGCAGCAGGATGCTGGCCCCGCCCCCGAACGGCTCCACATAGCTCTCGTGGGGAGGAAAGTGTTGGAGCACGAACGGGGCAATCTGCCACTTGCTGCCGAAATAGCGCAGGGGAGGGCGGGCTGGTTCTCTCGAGAGCGGCTCCTCAGCTAGGGTTGTGGTCATCTCCCTATCTCCTCCTTGCCTTTTGTACGCTCAAGCGAAATCAAGTCGAGCACCCTCCTCGGTACTCCAGGCGCATGGTTTCGCCTGGGGCTGGTTTCATCTCGGCAGCCTGGTCTATCAGATCAGAAAGGTGATCCGCCACCTCCGGTGCGAAGAAAAGGGTATCGTCCTGTGGATCCCACAGAGTGGGCACACCGGAGATTTCCACCGCTGCACCGTTTGGAAAGACGTAGGTGTGGGTAACCTCTTTCGTGGTCATTGCTGCACCAAAATTTCATCCAGTTCGGCCTTGATTGCATCGTGCCGCTCAGCCCAGCGCGATTGCCCGCTATGCTCGTAAACCATTTGGGCGAAATCGCGTTCAAGGCGCAGGTACTCAAGCACTCTGAGGCGGCCCACTTCCATCCCCGGCGTGTCTTGAGCTTGAGCTCGGGGCTTGATGTTCACGTTCATGATTTCACCTTTCTTGCGGTGATGTACCGCTTCAGCCATAGGCATGCCTCGAGGTAGAGCTTGGAGCGACGGCGGGGGCTAACGAGTTGCAGTTTGTTGTCCACCAACCGGAGCAAGCTCCGGGGGAGTGAAGAGGGCCCTCGCGCAGGCGCTAGCCGCACCCGCGACAGGGCCATGTCCACCCATATTGGCGCCGCCTCGCTCAATTCATGCCTGAGCAGGTGGGGCTTCACATAGTCATCTGGGAGGATCAGGTAATCAGACAACACGACGGTGTGGCCCTTGGCCCACTCGCCCACCGTAGGGGGCAACGGGCCACCCCGGATCAGGGCGTAGTAGGCCAGTAGGTCAGAAACCGTGAGACTGTAGCGCTCGGCCAGGGCCTCGAGGTCTACGTCGTCTAGGCGCACTAGAGCGTCTATGCGGCCAAAGTCTGGATGCTCCTGCACCCGCGTCAAGGCCCGTAGGTTGCCACTCGAGCCGCGTGGGTTGAGCGGGGTAAAGCTGCCAATCCTCAGTCGCTTGTATTTAGGTTCGCGCAGGGCTCGGTAGTAGGCGTCACCATTCCAGAGCTCATCCTTGGATCGGGGAATCTCCAGCTCTGGGATGTTGAGATTTTCAAGCTCCATCGGTCACAGCAGTCCCCTCGAGAGATCGTCTAGGGCCGCCTTCAAACCGTCCGGCAGCTTCTGGCTCAGCCGTGCGCGGACGTAGTTGAGGCGAACTTTTGCCGTGCCCATTGAGCCATATTCGAGTGCGGTTTTGACGGCATCCAGGGCCTCGTTGACCAGCTCGAGGGCCAGGCCGCCCACCAGATTCGATTCAGCAGCTGCGTCAGCAATGGTCTCAGCCTGCCTCAGCAGCTGCCATGGCTCAGTGGTTTCCAAGTAGGTGGGATAGGGTTTCAACATCTCAGTCCTTCTTCCCGCCGTAGTAGGCTTCTCGCTCAGCGACTATGGCCTCGTCGAGGCTTCTACAGACATAAACCGATGTGCCGCACGCCCGAATCTCGGCGTGTTTGGCGACCTGGTGTGAGGAGAGCTTTCCCTCCGGGCTTTTGCATTCGATGAGCAGTACCCGCCCGTTTTTGAAGGCGGTCAGGTCGGGATAACCCAGGCTCAGGGTGCCCCACCGCCCGCCGCCCCTTCGCCCGGCTCCGGCGTCGGTGATCTCGACGTACCAACCCATGACCTGCAAATAGGTCACGATCTGTCGCTGTATCTCCTCCTCCCTCAATCTCTGCCCCATGCGTACCTCTACGGTCCCTGCTTCAAAAACCGCGCCTTCCTGCGCACCCCCTCCGCATTTCCCCGGTTGACAGATGCGCTAAACCCAAGCTCCAGCGCCAGCAACTCGCCCAGTCGCCCACCCTCGCATTTACAGGCGAGATAAAGGGCATTCATCTGGGACTTGAGCTGCTCTATGGGTGCGTCCGGCTCGAGGGCTTCTACGGCAGCGGCTATGCTAAGACCCACCGTTTGCTCTCCCTTCATCCGCTATCTCCCCTGTGGCGTCGCCTTCCGTATCTGGCCTATCACCTGCCCCATGTCGAACCATTGACCCCCTTGCTTGTTGTGCTCGACGACCGCTCGCCTCGCCGTTTCGAGTACGTCAGGGTTGGCTTGGATTTGTCGCCGGAGCAAGCCATTCAATCGCACGATCTCCTCCTCGAGTGGGTCGTGCGGCTTCCCAGCGCTGACAGAATTAGCGGTGTACTGCATCAGGCTTCCAAGCAGATACAGCGTCCGGGCTGCACAGCAGTCATCCACCGGGGCGCGGTACGTATGACCAGCTGGGGTGGTGCGCTCCAGCGCGTGTCCACAAAAGTGGCACTTGCCGAAACTAAAAACCTGCGCATCCTTCACGATGCCTCCTTTGTAGCGGCTAGGATGTCGCCGATAATCTCCTCGAAGCTGGCGCGGGGCGCAATGTTTGAACCGCTCTGGGGCTGGGGTTGACTCGAGAACGCATCCAGGGCTTTCACGAAATCAGTGAGGCCATAGCGCTCGGGATTCGAGGCTGCGTAAAACGCCTTTACCGCCGCCTCGAGCGCTGCCCGCCTATTCTGGCTAGGCATAGCCTCGAGCCGGGGCCGGACGTGCTCTCTGAGCCAGCCCTGCCATCCTTTTCCGTAGCGCCGCGAGACCTGTTGAATTTCCTTCAGCTTTGCGGTGAGTGCCGGGCCAACCTCGGCGTATAGGTTGGCCTCGAGCGCCACAGCCTCACGAAAAGCGGCCTTGCGCTCTTGAAGAGGATCCTGGTAGGTCGTTAGGTCTTTCGGCTCAGGCGGTGTGGGTGTTTCAGATTTCGCGCTAATAACATGGTGAGTACTTAACACACCACTCTGGTTAATAGCTTGGGTTAATACTGATGGTTCAAGGGAGGAAAATTTTTCCGCTACCCCCCGGAAACTATTTCCGCTACCCCCGGAAATGTTTTCCGGTTGGCCCTGCCCTCCACCGGAAACGGTTTCCGGTTGGCTGCCGGCATCAGCCGCAGGGTGCGCACTCATGAGGAGCCAGATTCCATCGGTCTGGCGGCTGCCGTTGGCCCGGTGGCGAGCCTGGCGGCGGATAAATCCGCGCTCCTCGAGAGAGCTCAGGTGGCTGCGGACGCTGCGCTCATCCTGGCCTGTGGCCTGAGCCAATCGCGCCTGCCCAACGTAGGTATAACCATCGAAATCGGCAAAGTTGGCTAGTGTGACCAAGACAAACTTACATCCAGTGGGCCTCACGTCCTGTGCGTAGGCCCAGTTCAGGGCCTCTATGCTCATTTCACGCCGCCTTGGCCTCGTCGAGGCCCAGTAGCAGGATGAGGACCCGACCTAGGTCTATCCCGGTGGCCTCGGAAATGAGCGGGGCGAAGCGCCTCAGCGTTTTCGGCCCCAGGGCGAACCGACCGGACTCAATACCCCATACCGTCGAGGTGTTACTCCCGGACAGACGTGCGAACTCAGCCTGCGACGCAAACTGCTCACGCAGTTTGCGGAAGTTTTTGGCTGCCAGCTCATCGTGCTCTTCCTTGGCAACCTCTGTTGCTTTTAGTTCCTTTTTGACGATCTCACCTGCCCTCACGGCTTACCTCCCAGAATGACAACGGCCATAAAAGCAAAGGCCAGCCCCAGCATCAGAACCAGCAAAAGCCCTTCCCACAACTCGCTCGAACGCTCCAGATTTCGCGCCAAGCGCTGAAACTGGGCGGTGGCCTCCATCAGCGGCTTACCGCAATCGGGGCAGTCCTTCAAAAAATCCGGGGCATCCCAAACATAGCCATGCTCAGGGCATTTGGGGTTGATGCAGATGGCCCGCCAGGTCTTCTGTGTCTGATTGGGCATAACTCCCCCTACTGATCCGCAGACCCAAGCGCGAGCGCCTTGAGCCCCTCGTACACCGCCCGAGCTGCCTCGAGGTCAGTGCTCTCGCCCCGCTTCCAGTTGTGCTCGGCCAGGATCGCAGCAGCCTCCTCGCCCAGCCCTGCTTTAACCGCTGCCCCAAATGCCCTCTCGATGACCTGATGGGTGCGCTGGAGCGGGTCGGGCTTGGCCTCCTCCGGCTCCACCACCTCCACCTCGGCTCGGGTGGCCTGGGCCATCTCCTCGGCGGTGTAGAGCCCACTGGATTCGTACGGGAATGCCTTGCGCAGGGCCAGGGCCTCGGCCACCTTGGCCAGCATCAGATCGGGCATCTTGGCCCACATGGCCGTGACCTGCCCTTCCTTGGTGGTCTGGGCGTAGCTGGACCACCGGGCCACCGCCCACAACGGTTGCTGAAAATCCGATCGAATCACCCCAACCTTGGCCGCCGCCGGGGGTTTGTCATCCAACCAAACCTCCTTCCACTCCCCATCCGGGCCGCACCACAGCGGGCCGAGCTGGCCGGCATACTTCCCGGTACGCTCGGCGATTAGGCGCAGGCCGTCAATCGAGACCTGCACGCTCATCACCTCCCGCTTCTCGCGGGAGTCCCAGCGCTTGATGGCGTAAATCTGCCGGCTGAAGGGGTCAAGCCCAGTGCGGTTGCACTGGGCCACAAACAGTTGGAACTCGTCGTCGGTGGCCCCCTTGGCAATCGTGCGTTTGATCAACTCGAGCTGGGCCCGGCCCAGTTCAGCTTTTTCTGCCAGTTCGTTTGCCATGTCTGCCTCCTGATGCCGTTCTCGTTTATGGCCAAGCTCGGAAAACTAAACCCAACCGTCGTCGAGTAACTCCACTCGAGCAGGGCCGAGTAATTTGCGACGTTGACCTCCCCAGGCCGCCAGGGGATGCCGAGCGCCTCGAGGCCTGCCACCAGGTCGGCTTCCTGAGGCAGCGGAGCATAGCGCACGTACAGGATGCCATCCTCCCGGACTCTCACTACCTCGCCACCATCCTCACCCCCGTACACGGTGGCGATACTGCCATCGCGGGTGAGGCTCCAGGCGTCAATGTGCCAACTAACCCGCCCCACGGCCCGAAACCAGGTGTCAATTTCTTCAGCCGGGGGCAGCGGAAAGCGTAGGCCGGTATCTGTGACTTTGCGGTGGGGATGATAGCTCAACAACTCGCCGTAGCAGCCGAGCGGGAGAGCCTGGGCCAGGTAGCCCACGTCGGCACCGCTTTGGGTCGCCTGGGCTCGCACCTCGACCACCGTCCATACTGGCAGGATGAGGTCGAAGTGCCGATGCGCCAGGGAAACAAACACCGCTCCTACCGGCAAAAGCTCGCCCTGGGTGAAGGCGAACAGGGGAAGCTGCATTGGAAGGCTCAAACCCCTACCCCCTCGAGTTCGCGCACCAGGCCCAACAGGGCCTCGAGTTCGGTTGTAGCCTGCACAAAAACCTCGTTCCCGTTCCGGTGAGCCACCGCGAACCAACCGCCTTTCGGGTTCAGCACGGTCACCGGGAGATACCCGGTGATCTGCTGCACCCGGCTGGCCAGGCGCGAGCGCAGGGCCAGGGAGTCCAGCACCCGCACCATCTCGAGGCCCTGAGCCCGGTCACGGGCCTCGAGGCGCTCGACCTGCTCGGGGGATAGGGCCGGGGCCGGAGCCCCCCAGGGGAGCCGCCTCATATTTGCTCCTTGCGTAAACCAACTTCCAAGGCGGCCCGGGCGATCTCAGCGCGGGCTCGGGCCAGGATCAGGTTTTCCTCGGCCCGGTTCAGCCGCTCGTACTCCTGGGCCAGGGTGGTGCGGGCCTGGGCTTCCCGCTCTTCGGCGTTTTTCCCGCTCAGGGCCCCGGAGAGCAGGGCGGTGGCGCGGGCGAGCTCGAGGGCCTCTTTGGCCCGGTTGCGTTCGATCTGGGCCTGAGCCAGGGCTTCGGCGGCCTGGCTCAGTTCATGCAAGGCTTCTTGGGGGTTCATGGGGTCCTCCTTTTTTGGGTGATCCAGTTTTCTGATTTATCCGCTCGGTCATGGCAGCACCCCCGCCAGCCGCCCAATCAGGTTGATCACCAGCACCGCCACGAATCCGATGGCGGCCCCTAGCGCGATGTCCTGAAGGAGCCTCATAAACCCTCCGGCGACAATTCAAGGACTACATTTGACTCATCAAGCAGTTTCGCTATAGGAAACTCCTGAGCATAAATGTCTTCCAAAAGCTGACGATACGGTGCTTCCAGAGCTTCGATAAACTCTGGAGTGTATTCTCCTTTTTGCTTCAGCCTACTGACTGAACTAAGAGCTGCAAGAAGGAGGTTGGCCTTGTATCTTGCCAACTCCTGCCAATTAGCAAAGGTGGGAGGGCCCGCGTTTTCAGTTGCGTTCATAATCACCCGTATTTCCCACACACGCGGGGATGAACGGGCTGATCTAGGCACAACACACCTCCATTTGAATAAAGCCAAACCGATTCTTCGCCATGTGTATACTCAACCTCCCGGTCAAAAAAAGCCCACAGAGGGCCTAGGCTGCCCCCTCGAGGGACGCGTTGATGTACTCGACGATAGAACTGGCCGGTATCAACCACTTATGGCCGTTCCGCAGCGCCCGGAGCCTACCGCTGTGAAGAAGCTCGTAGATTGCGTTGGTACCAATCTCGAGAGCAAGCCGCACCTGCTCTGGGGTGTAGAGGAGCCGTCGGCCTACACCGACGCGCTCCATGTGGGCGTGTAGTTCTTCCAGATTCATAGAGACGCCTCCAGCGTCCGGCATGGGCCGCTAGCAATTCCGTCACCTGGTTTTCAAGGTTCCTCCGAGTATCACCCGGTTATGAGTATAGTAATATCTGTATACTCAATATGTCAACAGCAATGTGTTTCGGCTTGCGCTGCACATGTGTCCGTGTTATTTTGAACAATATATGAGCGTTCTGATATTAGAGCGTTCAACATTGCGGGGGTAGATATGGCAAAAAACTGGGTGGTGCGAGAGCCGTGGGGCGAGGTGCTGTTTCAGCGCCGGAAGATGCTGGGTCTGACGCAGGCGCAGATGCAGGATCGGACTGGCATGAGCCAGTCCTACGTGGCCCACATCGAAGCTGGCCGCTACCACCCGCTCCAGATGGCTGTTACGCGGCTATTCCCCTACATTGCCGCTCTCGATTGGACACTACACGAGTTCCTCGAGGCCACCGGCCTGGAGCTGCCCAATGCCGATGATGTATGCCCCCCCTGTGGCCCTCGAGCGCGACCGGGCACTCATAAAGCCGCTGGTGGATAATGCCGCGCAAGCGTCGTGGGCGCAATGAGAACGGGGCCGGGACGGTCTCCCGGCGATCCGATGGGCGATGGGAGGGCAAGCTGTCCTACCGGGGAGAAGATGGCCGTCTGCGTCGGCTGACGGTCTATGGGAAAACCGCAGAGGAAGCCCGGGCCAAGCTCACTGCCAAAAAACATGACCAGTTGCGCGGGGTGCTGGTCACTCCGGAGCGGGTCACAGTAGGGGAGTGGGCCGAGGCGTGGATGGCCGCTCGGCGCACCGAGGGCCGGGCCGCCAATACCCTCCGTAACTACCAGACCGAGCTCAACCTAGCCATGCCGATGCTGGGGAACCTGCCCATGCAACGGGTCAAACCCGAACATATCCGGGGCGTTGTCGTGGCTTTGAGCGAACAGGGAAGGGCCCCACGCACAGTAAAGAAGGTGCTCGAGCGACTATCGGCCCTGTTCGAGGACGCAGTGCGGCTCGAGAGGCTCCACCGTAATCCATGCCATGCCGTGACGTATAAACGACCGCCATCTGAGCCGGTGGGTCGCTCAATGCAGCCCGAGGAGGTAGCGCGGCTGCTCGAGGTCTGCGACCGCCACCGGATCGGGCTGCTATTCCGGCTCATTCTGGCGACGGGATTGCGCAAGGCCGAGGCCCTGGCCCTGACCTGGGCCGATGTGGACTTTCTCAGGGCCGAGTTGCATGTCAGCAAGGCCTGGACAAAGGTCGGAGGCATCGGGGTTTTGACTGGGACGAAATCCCGCCGCTCCAAGCGAGTGCTGCCCGTCCCATCGGGCCTGCTGACCCGGCTCAGGGAACGCAAGGCCGAGATGTTAGCCTTCGCCCAGGGCGAACCAGGCTGGGCCGAGGCAGTAGAGCGCTCCTACATTTTTGCTGAGCTGGGCCGGGACAAGCCCTACAGCCCGGATACCCCTAACCATCATCTCAAGGAACTCCTCGACGAGGCGGCTCTTCCGCATTACCGAGTGCATGATTTGCGGCACACCTACGGCTCGCTCATGCTCAGCCGGGGCCTGCCGGTGGAGGTGGTTTCCGAACGGATGGGCCATGCCAGCATTACCATTACCCTGAACGTTTACCGGCACGTCCTGGAGCACGAGCGCAAGGGGCACGTCCTGGACCTCGAGGACATCCTCAGGCCCCAGCCCCGGCACAGCGCCTAA